ATTGTTCCATAGTTTTGGGTTGTGCCTGTTCCTCAAGTAATTTAATATCTGTTTCACTCAATGTTGACACTTGTTTAATTTCTCCACCAACATCAACAACAAAACCTTTTTTATCTTTGTCAAATTGAGCCAAATTCGCAATCATTTCTCTAGTTTTTTCATCCATTGGAGCCTTTAATTCAGGGAATTGTATTTTTTTCATTTTATATTCCAACTCACCTGACTTGATTGCCATTTCCGCTAACTCTTTGGCACTCATACCCATAGCTTTTGCAAGTTCTCTCATACGACCCATTTCACCTGGTAGAATTTTAACTTGACCTGATTTCTCATCTATTTGGGTTAGACCCTTTGTCACATTGACTATTTGATTCATCAGTTCTTCAGGATTATTTTGACCCAAATCCATAATTTTAAGTGGGTCTAATAAGTCCGATGTTGCAACACCTAGTCTTTGCATATCAGCAGCAAGTTCTATGGCCTGGTCGGGGTCAAACGCTTTTTCCGCCATATTAAATACATGTTCCATATGTACACCTAAAACTGCGGATTTGGCCACCATCTTAGCTAAACCTTCCACCCCATTTTGGAAATTGTATATAGTAAGATTTTTTAAATTGTCGGATACTCCTTTAGCTACCGCACCAACATTGACACCCATTTTTTGTGCGACACTTGTTGCAATTTCCATTTTATTTTTTACGTCGGATAATTGAATACCGACATCGCCAAAGTTCTTTGCTAAATCTGATGTCTTGACACCTGTTGCCTCAGCGGTTAATTCCAAACTTTTTATTACTTCTGAACTAACTATAACATTTTTATTAGTTGCGACTGAAACTTCTTTTATAATTTCACCCGCACGTTTCATGGCCTCTTCGTATGTTTTCGCGTTCTTTGAAAGTCCTAAAATACTGGTTGCCGAACTATTAATTTGGGTTTCCATGACTTTGAGTCTTTCACCCGCATAACCAAATGTCTCAACCAACTGCTCACCAGATGACTCTAATTGACGCATTGGGTCAAGTATTTTTCCAACTCTATCACTTAAACCACTAAATTCGTTCTTTAGTCCATCTAATGAATAAAAACTGTTGGGTGCGGCGGCGGCCGCTGCCCCACCATCTGGTGTAGCTATAGTTCCATCTAACATAATATATTTGTTTTATTATAATAAATACGAAAATTACCTGTTTTTTGCAGTATTATCCTCCACAATTTTATCAAGCAGGTATCGTCTCATATAGGTTGGAATAATTAAAAAGTCCCTATATGAGAGATTCATGTATTTTGCCAAATAATAAAATTGGTCTATTAAAGACTTGGTGTAATCAGAAGAATGGCCGAAAAAATTCAACCCCGAAGGTAATATCAAATTCTACCTTTTCTCCTGACGGGGCTATTGCAACTTTTTTTAGGTCCAAACTTGGTTCATTATCATTCAAGAAGTTTCTGATGAACTTTGAATCCCCAATTGGTAAATTTTCTATTGTCTGAGCAATAAAACCTCTATCTTCATTGTCGTTCAATGAAATAATTTGTTTGTTTAATCTCCAAGATACTTTAGGTGCCACTCTTCCTGTTGGATATTCATTAGCCATTCTTTCGAGTTCCATAGTGTCACTCATGTTTAGTGGTTTTAATTTCGCCTTCAATCCACTTTTAGGAAGAGTTACTTCAAAATAACCTTGTTCATTAGGTTTGTTTTCGCATTTTTTGATGTTCAATTCATCCAAATGAATTGTGTAATTAAATTTCTCCTTAGTAACAGGGTCAGTCAATGTTACATTATATTCGTGACCAAAAGAGGTGTTCCTCAAAAAAATTAATATTGCTTCTATATCACCTGTCAACATATCCTCAGGTCTTAAATCCGGTTCGAATAGTTTGTTTCTTAAAAGAGATAGTACAACACCATCTTTAACTGCATTATTTAATGAACCTAAAATAATATTTTCATCCGCAGCGGTAAGGTAACCTACTTTTACGGATTTTTTTTTCGATTTATAAAAGATACCACCTGTCGGTAGTTGTACCATATCATGTGGTAAGTCAAATGATTGTTGTCCGTATGTTTGATAATTGTCCATAAATTGTTTTTTGTATCAAACATACGTCAGTTTAATTCAAAATAAACAAAAAAAGTCCCATAAGGGACTTTTGATGTCAAATATTTGTTATTTTAGTATACTAAAATACAACGGTCCATTCTCAAATTTGCAGATATATCTGCAATAGCATCAGAATTGTACGCTAAGTTTCCAAAGTCAACACTTGATAAGAATGTACCTTGTAGAATCCATTTTTCCACAACAACTCCTGTTGGGTCTAACATTTCTAAGTCTACATCTTTCTTGTATCCCGCAGCATAACCCATACGACCTGTAACGGACTCAGCACAAAGACGAACCCACTCCATAAGAGCTTGAGACGCCGATGGTCCGATTGGGTCACGGAATTTAACACCGATTTCATCCCAATTGAATCTACCTGCAACGTATGTTGAAGTATTTAGAAATTGAATCTCGGTTGCCGCGATTTTTATTGATGGTCTTTTTGCACTTTCTACAAACCACTCGTTGATACCCAAACTTGATGGAAATCTCAAGATGAACCTATTCTGTCTTTTCGGTTCATACGGTATCGGCATTTTCATTAGTAAATCAGCCATTTTGTTTAATTTTTTAGTTCAGTTTATTATTTTATGATAAATATTATCAAGTTTATTTTTTTTCTTTTTTTGTTATAACTATTTTAGTCTCTTCACCATCAGATGTGTCGTAAACCACGAAATGTATTTCAGGAAATTCCATTGATAATTCATCTTTGAGATATTCAACCGCCGCTTTAACATTTTTTTTGTCATCATCAGAAAAACCAAACGATATAGAACTATAACCACTGTTAACCCAATATTTTATTTCTCTCCATATTTTTCTAACAAAATCCGCAATCGCCATTTTCTTGGAGTGTTCTGGATTAGCCGCCGCCCCCGATACATCTACTCTGAACCTCTGTCCAAACTCTTGAGATGAAACCGAATAGTATTCCCCTTTTTCGTCTAAAAATAAATCAATCAATTGTTTATCGGACAAATCTTCAAGTTTATTTTCAAAATCGTTTGAAAACCTCTTTTCGTTTTTAAATGAACTCAATATGTTTTTTACCATTTTTTCTTTTTCACTTGGTGAAAGAACCATATCGATAAAAATTTCTACACCTTTTTTTAATATTTCAGGTTTGTGTCCTCGTGCGGTATTAATAGCAAATGGATTTGCGTTCACAAGTGCCTCTTTAAATTTTTTCGCACTTGGTGCAAATCTTTTATTTTTTATTGCAATTTTCACATCTCTTACAAACGGAGCAGATTCTACAAAGTCACTAAAAGCTTCTTTCTTATCATCATTTCTTGGTCTATACCTATCGTCATGTCTTACGGTTGCAAAATCAGATGTCGATACTTCAACAGGTACCCATTTGTCATCTATTTTTTTATCCATTTTTATTTTTGTTGGCATGTATAAAATGTTATCATCCCAATCTTTCATATAGGTTCTTAGAGTATTTTCATTCAAAACTCTTTTGATTATTTGTCTTAAACTTGTTTTTGTTGTCATACCTATAATTAGTAGATAATAAAAAAATGGGGGAGAATTTCTCCCCCATTTCTAAGATTATTTCGATAATTTATTAATCAATCTTTCCAACTGTTTTTCAGTTATCACGACAGATTTTGGTTTATCATTTGAGACTTTTATAATTTTTTTATTTTTCATATTATATGTTCTCAAAAGACGCACCTGTTGGTGTGATGTAGAATGTTATGTCAATGAATTCTAACGCTCTTGTTGGTTTGATATAGATTGAACCCACAAGTCTATTGTTATCCAAATCTTCAGGTGTATTTCTAACAGTTACTCTGAAATCATAAAGACCTCTATCTCTTCTGATTGAATCCAAAATAGGATTAACCGAATCCAAGAATTGTTGTCTTACGATATCGTCGTTTTGTTCGAATAGTAATCTTACTGATACCGCAGAAATCAACTTACGTGCTTGTAATAACAATCTTCTTACGTTGATTCTATCAAGTGCTGATTGTGCGATTTGTAAAGTTTTATTACCCCAAATTACAGTTCCAACATCAGAGAACGTAGCAATTGGATTAATTCTACCTTCATACAAAGTATCTCTATCTTCTTGTGATAGTTTCTTTCTTGCCTTAACAGAATTTACAAGACCTCTTGTGTAACCAGCAGTTGCAAACCAAGGGAATGCAACATTATCAGTAAGTGCCAAGTTTCTTGTTACCTCAGCTGTTGGTGGAAGATAAATCTGTGTATTATTTACAGTATCTCTCGTTAATACCCAAGGGTAGTAAGTTGCCGTATAGTTTGAATCAATTCCTGAATCAACTAAGTTGTCAACCGCCGATTGAGCGAAAATTTGGTCCGCAGTGTCATTTGTGTTAGGAACAAACATATCCCAGTCAGGTGTTGTTGTAATATAGATAGAATCCGCTCTATCTACTTCCGCAATATTAATTGCACTATTCACTAACAATAAGTTGTTAACATAATCAATGCCAGGAGTAACAAGCACATTAATATTAACCGCTTCAGGGTTTGACATGCTTTCCATACCTAACAAGTAAGCATAATAGTCGGTATTTGCATAATCAACACTGTTTTGGTCAATTGTTATTTGTTTGAACATACCTTGACCCGTAGCACTTGGATATCTTGAATTAGGACACGCTCCTTTTTTATACCCTGTTCCACCTAAAATAAATCTGTCAGTGTTAGTTCTTGACTCACTATAGATGTCCCAACCATCAAAACCACCCGCAGGTAATACAGTGAATTTTCTTGCGAATGTTCTAAAGTAAGGGTTATCTTGACTCTCAGGTTCCGATTGGAAAATTGCATCTCCAACGAAGAATTCAGGGGTTCCACTTGTTATATAAGAATTAGAAATTGTAATCGCACTTGCCATGATATCCATGTGGAAACCTCTAACTTTATAATCCCAAGCATCTTGTGTGGACTCCTCACATAAATTACCCGCCTTTATTTTTCCTTTGTAATCAAAGAAATCTCCGTCAAAACCAATTTTATCGGATATACCTAAGTAAGTTCTTCTTACGTTATCCCCATTAGTTGTTATAGAAATTCCAGCTCCAACAGGTGTGTTGAAAGGTGGTTCGAATACTGTAGAACCAGGTATTTCATATTTTGTTTTATAGATAACAAAAGGTGGATTATTAACTGTACTTCCACTATATGTTCTAATTGTGTATCCTTCAAATCCACATGGTAATGAATCTTCAGGTGCATCTTCATTAACCTCAACCATTATGAATTTAGAGATTAAAGAATATTCACCATTTTT